CGCGGCTCCGCAGGCTCCTCCGCCTGCCCCCCGGATGTCGTATGAGGAGTATTGCCGCCAGATGGGCCAGGAGTAAAAACGGACCTGCCTTTCTCTCACAGAGGGACAGGAATGGAGCTCAATCGGATTCTGTGTGGAGACAATGTCGCTGTCCTCGAGACGTTCCCGTCCGAGTCCATTGACTTAGTTGTGACCAGCCCACCGTATGACAATCTTCGCGACTACACGGGGTATGCCGTCGCCTTTCCCGCTCTGGTTGCACAGCTCGTGCGCGTTCTGAAACAAGGCGGCGTTCTCGTCTGGGTCGTTGGCGATGCGACCGTCAAAGGAAGTGAGACGGGAACCTCGTTTCGCCAGGCGCTCGCCTTCCTGGACGCCGGGCTTCGGCTTCACGACACCATGATTTACGAGAAGAACACCTCCTCGTTTCCTGCGAAGCGGGCGGGAACCCGGTACACGCAAATCTTCGAGTACATGTTCGTCTTGAGCAAGGGAACTCCGGCCCACGTCACCCTTCTCTGCGACAAGGAGAACAAGTGGGCTGGGTGGACCAATTGGGGCAAGAACACGACCCGCGCCAAGGACGGGACCCTCGAGCAGACCACCGACATCAAGCCAGTTCCCACGCACTCTCCGCGCACGAACATCTGGAAGTACGTCGTTGGAAAAGGATTCAATTCCAGCGACAAAGAGAGCCATGAGCACCCGGCTATCTTCCCCGAGAAGCTCGCAGAAGACCACATTCTGACCTGGTCGCGCGAAGGTGACGTGGTGTTGGACCCCTTCTGTGGCTCGGGCACCACGTGTAAAATGGCAAAACGCCACCGCCGGTCCTACCTTGGAATTGATATCAGTTCTGAATACTGTACACTTGCTGAGCGCATCCTTGCGAAGTATTAGAAGACCAGCGACCGCCCCACCGTCCGCATCGGGCGATTCGTCGCATGGCAGAGGAGCGTCGTCAGGAACTTGTTTGTGAAGCCGAGGGCCCGTGTGCTGGAGCCCTTCGAGCCGTGGGGGTGGATGTGGAGGTACCGCTGTCCGCGCTGGGACACCTCACGCGCCCGCACGCACGCCTGGATTTTTGCATAGTCGTCCGCCAACACCGCACGCATGGCCTCGGGGAGCGCCTCCAGGTCATACTGGAAGGCGTCCACCACCGTCTTGTCCTCCGCCGGCAGGTCCGCGTGTTCAAAGACGAACACAATCCCGCGCCGAAGCTTGGGGTAGAGTCGCGTCTCCGTCATGTCCGCGAGGAGGTGGTCGAGCGTTTCAGGCTTGGCCGTGCTCCCGCAGTTGGTCAGGGTGAGCCGCTCCTTCGCGCACCACCCGTCGCGCGTCTTCTTGACGTGCGTCGCCTTGATGTCGCCCTCCTCCGTATCCGGATGGGGGTCGTTGTTCGGGAGCCGCCCGTAGAGATAGAACTCCACGAGCTTCCCAAGATTGCCCTTGTCGCGAGGGCGCAGGTTGAATGCATTGGCGTCGCAGAACGCCTTGAGCCCACTGTCCCGTGTCTGCGCGTGCTGGATGAGGGTTCGGAAGGTGCACGGCATCACGGAACGAAGCTCTGAGAGATGTGCCATTGTGTCGGTGGGTTCTGCCTTTCTCTAGCGGAACTCGATTTGTTTTTGTCAGTAAGCTCCCTAGGAATAGAGGACCTTCCGGAGGCCGTAGGACCGCATACACTTCTCGAGGAACTTCTGACAGTCCGCACAGGGCTTGGAGCCCAGGACATCCCCTTGCTTGTTGACGCGAACGACAAGGAGAACACACCCGTTCAGTTGTGAAAGGTCTCCCAGCCGTTTCACAACTGCACGTTCGGCATGAATCGTTTGGTCTGAATAGCCACATCCGCGAGACCGAGACCCCACTGAGTTGCGGGCCGTGGCAATTGGCTTCCCCCGCAGCAGCAGGGTTGCTGAGTGAAAGCTCGTCCTGTGGACAGGCTTGTAGTCCATTGTACGAGACGAGGAGGAGGGGGTCTGCTCGTTCGTTTTACGCATAGCGCTGCGTCCACTCCCGCGCCATGCGGTCGAACTCTGGGCGGTTGTCCACATAGAGACGGGCAATCTCAGGGACGAGCGGGTCCTTGGGGTTCGCATCCGTCAGCAGCGAGCTGATGGACAGAAGCACCTTGGCAATGGAGAGCGCGGGCGACCACTGGTCTTTGAGGATGTCGAGGCAGATACCGCCCTGGCTGTTGATGTTCGGATGGAACACTTTGGTCTTGAAGGCAACCTTCGGCGGCTTGAACGGATAATTCACCGGGAACTCAATGGACAGCAAAAACAGCCCTCCTTCATAGGGGCTGTCTTTCGGTCCAAGCAGGGTTCCTTCCCAGGCAAACAGCTCTCCTTCCCGAACGGGACCTGCTGTGCAGACATCAAGTGGATTCGTTTGAAGGTCATCCAATTCCTTTTGGATACGGCGTGCCGACATTGTCCTCTTCCTGAGACTTGCGTGTAGGTCTCACACGTCCGCGAACTGGACGTAGACACGCGTCGCCGGATAGCCTGGGAGCCGAAGTGGAATGCGGTCTCCCACGAGCTTGAGGGTCTCTTGGTTGACCTTCGGGGCTCCCACTGTAATCTCGCGGACCATGCAGTCGTCTGGGAAGGCGGCCTGCTGTCCATCCTTGCGGTAGAGGAGATAGACTGCATCTTCCTCGCGGTTCAGTCCAATGATGAACTCATTTCGGTGGGCCTCAAAGCGATAGTGGTCCATCCAGAGCGCTTCAATCTCGGCATAGATAGCGTCGCGTTGGTCGTCTGTGAAGTCGCGAATGTCCTTCAGGAACCCATTCTCAAAGAGGTCGACATAGAGCGAGTAGAGCTTGCGGGAGGCCATGGTTGCGTGTACCGGTGTCTCTCCAGAGCGGAACTGTTCCGTTTTCAACAGCCTCCCCGCAGGCGGAGCACGAGGTGAAGGGTGGACTCCTTCTGAATGTTGTAGTCCGCCATCGTGCGCCCGTCCTCCAGCTGCTTCCCTGCAAAGATGAGACGCTGCTGGTCCGGCGGAATGCCCTCCTTGTCCTGAATCTTCTGCTTCACGGCCTCGATGGTGTCCGCGGCCTCCACGTCCAGGGTAATCGTCTTCCCGGTCAGAGTCTTCACGAAGATTTGCATTGTGTCTGGTACAGAGAATCCTCTCTGTAAAAGACAAAATGGAGGACATCCCTCGCAAGTACACGGTCGTTTTCACTGTGGCGAATCTGGGAGAGCTTCAACAGAACCCGGACCTCCGGATCACCCACGACCGCGAGCTCAACGCGGCGATTCTGAAGTCCTTCAAGAAAGCCCTGAAGACGGCGTTCCCCCGTGGGACATTGAGCGACGACGCGAGAACCTTTACGACGGCCGAGACGGTCAAGCTCATACCCGCGGGACAACCGGTCCATCGCTTTAAGGTCCCTGAACTCGTCCGGAACGACGCACTTCTGGCGACGTTGGCCGAGTATTCGGGGGGTGGCGACTTCAATTCAGGCTACATTACGCTCAAACCCTTCCCGTATGTGAGTCCGACGGCTGTGAAGGTTGTGGGTCGCAACATCCAAGTCAACCCGTCTGGGGAGCGGATGGTTGGGCTTCCGGATGAACTTGAACGGAAGCTCAAGACCTACGGCGGGACCACACGCCGCCGGGGCCGCAGCCGCAGCCGGAAACATCGTCGCCGCGTATACTAATGCCTCGTCTTCGACGCAAGACCCAACGCGGACGCGGTCCCGGGATGTCGCGCCCGGCAGGACTCCCTCGCGTCTTTGTGGCCTGTCATACGCCCTCGCGGCATGGGAAGGTCACCTGGGAGGGCCACACCATTGTGGGGTACGTGGACGTTGAGGACGGGTCTGCAGTGAAGGGTGATGCGCCCTACTACCGCGGCTGGGACTCCATTCCTGCGAGTCTCAAGGGGACCGTTGACATCGTCCTCTCGATGTATTGTCCGTCCGCGCCTGCGCTCATGCGGGAGCCCTTCCAGTGGGACACCCCCGTCGCCACCACAGCCTATGGTGTGCAGGAGACCCACGAAATCCTGACAAAAAGTGTTCCTCTCCTTCGCCCGGGAGGAACGATTCTCTTTCCGCACATTCCCTCTGTGCGCCCCGAGACCCAGGCCGTCCTTCGCGAGAACGGGCTATCCGTCGAGTCTGTGGAGGTTCCCAAACCCCGCTGGATTCGCCATCGCCAGGAGGACCGGTATGATGTGAACGAAGACGCCTCCCGCGAGACGCTTCGCGCAATTCAGATGACACGCATCGCAGGCGGTCGTCGTCGGCGTTATCCCTTGAGCTCACGCCGCAGGTCCATCAGGAGCTGACCCAGTCGGTTCTTGCCCGGCCACTTGGACGGACGCTTGGCAATGCCCGTCGCAGCGCCTGTCCCAATGCCCCAGTACTTATCGCGTGCATTCGCCTCTCCAATCGGCTTGTCGCCTGTCGCGAGCAGCTTCGCCTTGAGGTCCGCGTGCTGCATGAACTTCGCCTTGAGCGCGGTGGCCATGAAGGCATCACGCTTCTCCGCCCACTCATCCTCCTTGAACCCCGCCACCTTGTCTCCGTAGGTCTTCACAGACTTCGGCGACTTGGTCTTCAGAATCTTGGACTGCGCCTCTGCATCTCCGAACTGCTTGGCCTTGGACCACTGAAGGTAGTGTTCGACAGTCGGGAACGTCATGCCGTCCACCTGCATCGGCGCATCATAGCCCGTGCTGAACTCCTTGTACTCGGCGAGGTCGTTGGAGAACAGGATGGGCTCCACTTCTGCCTCCAAGGTGAGCGTCTTCTTCCCCTTGACCACCGTCTTGGGCTTGGCTGCCGTGTTCGCCCCTTCAGGCTCCTCCGGCTTCGTCTCCGGCTCCTTGCCCTCCGGCTCCTCCATCGTCGGAACGGTCACTTCCTCCTTCGTCTCCTCGGGCTCAGGCTTCGGCTTGGGCGTATACTTGAAGGCGAAGCTCCGGTGGAGGAACGAGAAGGCCTGATGCTCCGGTCCCAGCGTGAAGCGAGTCTGGTTCGCATACGCATCGCCGAACATCGTGGTCTGGACGAGGTCATAGCCGTTCTCCGCGAGAATCTCCGTCACCTTGCCCCACGGGACGAGGTACTCCTGCACGGGGCGCTCGAAGCTCTCCAGCTTCACCGTAATTTGGCGCCCAAAGTCCTCCGTCCACGCCTCTCCGTCCGCATAGTCCTTCTTGATGTCGCCCCAGACCTGCTTTCCGCTCCGGAAGAGGTGCCCAGTCTGTCCCAACAGGAGGCTGTACACCGCCTGCCCATCCATGCAGGTCCCGACGAAGAGACCCTTTCCATGCGCCGTCAGATTGCCGACGAAGGTGCGGAACGTCTCCTCGCTGCCGCAGGCATAGTGAATCGCGAACTGGCACGAGATGACATCGAACGTTGAAAGTCCAGCGAAATTTTCAAGGTAAGGAGTGGAGGGAGACTCCTTCCCCAACAGGAGGCGCAAGTACCGATGGTCCTGCGTCGCCAAGGATTGTGTCATATCGGCGGGAATGAAGAGGACGGGAGGGAGGCTTTCCTTCGGAGTCTCGCGCTTGGTGAGGAGATAGCGAACACAGGCCCCCTGACGGGGAGCCGTCAGATTCTGTTCGGAGAGGTCAATGCCCACCACCTTCGACGGCCCGACCATCTTCCATTTATGCAAGTCGTTGCCGCGCCCGACGGCGAGCTCCAAGAGCGTCGAGCCCTTTTTCACGTACGACTTATAGAGCTGCTTTTTGAGCGTGTTGTGAAACTCCAGGACATCCTTCATCGCTCGGTCGCGAGACTCCAGCGTGTCCTTGTAGTAGAGGCTATCCTCCGCGATGTCATCGACCGGGGCTGTCGCGACGTTGCGGAGCATCTCCTCTGTGATGGGGGTATGAATGTTCGTCCAGATATCCTCAGCAGTCCAGATGTCGTTTCCAAATTGGGGTTCGCCCTTCACACGAAGCTGGTAGGTCTTGTCATACCGCGTGCGAAGGACGACCCAGCGGCCCAGCGTGGTATCGCGGGAACACTCGATGATGGTCGTGTCCTCCACCCGCTTGCCTTCCATATCAACCGGAACCCCCTTGTTGTCCAATGGGACACGGATCTCAGACGCATCGGGGGCCCGAGGTGCGGACGGCTGGAAGGGACTCGGGGCACGCTCAGAGGGATTGTATTTGAGGTCTGGAGGAAGGTCAGGAGGTGTATACTCCCCGGTGAGGGTCTCACACGGGTAGAGAATGTCGGTGCCGGGGTTTCGCGCCACGTAGAGAGTCCCCTTGCGGACTTGGAGCTTGAGCACAGGGTCATAGGTCTCTCCAGGAGAGAGCTTGACCAAGAAGTCAATTGAATTTTGCATAGGAGGCTTCCATTTGTAGACGGCGGTCCACGTCGACCCCTTGCGTTCCGAGACGGGACCCAAGGACGAGGCGCGCGGTGTGAAGATGAGCCCGTCCGTTGCATACTCGAACGCCGTGTCCAGGAGCTGCCGAATCGAGGTCTCCATCGCAGGACCGTCCCCCGCGAGGAAGAGCTTCGTCTCAATGCGGAACGGCTGCTTGGCGAAGGCCACCGTGAAGTCCTTCTGTGTGTCCTGGACGAAGAGGCGTGCACAGCCGAGACGCGACTTGGTCGGGTCCTTCAGAATGTCCTCGTCCGTCGTGAAGAGCGGCAGACGGTCCACCCGCTTTCCCTTGTAGACGAAGACGTCGAAGATGCAGAAGAGGTTTCGGTCTGCGATGTACTCTCCGTCCACCACGTCTCCCGTATGCTTGTCATCCTTCGCAGTCAGGCCCGTCCAGGTGAACGTGCCCTTACGCGTCCAGCGAATGAGCCGGCGGTCCCGCATGACCATGAGCATGCAGCGCTCACCATCTGCCTTGTTCGTGACCGTGTAGCCCGAGAGGATGTTCCCAGGGCGTCCGGGCGTCATGTGACGGCGGGAGAGCGTAATCGGGTTCAGGAACGGAATCTTGGAGGCATCCGTCTCCAGCTTGTAGCGCTGCATGTCCGACTCCGTGAGGAGGAAGGGGCTCTGCTGGTAGGCGCCCACGAACCGCTCGGCGAGGGAGAGAAGCGCCTTGACGAGGACCTCCGGAGGAGCCCGCTTGTCCACGACCTCTATCTCCAGCTCATAGGACGGCTGCTGCCGGAGAAGCTCGGCGAGCGTCTTGAGTCCCTTCGTCTTGGACTTCACCATCGACATGTCCACGCGGAGAAGGCCATCCGGCGTCGTCCACGACTTGCGGCTGAGGACACGGATATGGCTCTTGGGGTCCATGGGGCTGCCGCTGAAGTCCCGCCGAAGGGCTTCCTCCTGGCGGAGGGTGACTCGCAGCTTCAGGTCGGGGATGTCCAGGACGTCCTGGTCGCCGTTCACCTCTGAGTACCGCACCTTTCGCTCGACCTCCAGCGGGACGCCCCGGAAGCTTCCCGTGGAGCACACCTTGAGGATGCTGTCCGGCGTTGTGATGTTGACACGAAGTCCGTCGGGATAGGAGAACGTTGCCCGATGGCTTTCGAGGGGACCCGTCAGGTCGTCCATCGCCTGAAGAATCCGGTCGGCCTCGTCCTTGGTCTGAATCGCACCGGCGAGGACCTTGACCTCGAGTTCTGCTTTTGCATCCGTGGACGCGACCTTGACCAGCTTGGTCATCGTCTCGCGGACAGGCGCAGGAAGAAGAGACTCCATTGCTTATTCTATCGCTAGGTTCTCTTTAGTCCGTTTTCGTCTGGCGTGAAAGCGCTTTCCGCTCCAGCGTGTCGCTCTCCATGCGCTTGCGTTGGTCGGCATAAAAAGAGACCAGGATGTCCAGCTCCCGAAGACACTCCTGCGGGAGGTTGTCTGAGGAGACCAGAACTCCGGTCTGGGTCTTGGTGTACTTGTCTGTATAGCGTTTGAGAACCTCAAACAGCTGGGCGTGCTCGTGCGAGTCGAGTCCCTCAATCCGCTCGCGCAGCGTCTCAAGCTGCCCCCGATTCATTTGTCTTACCCTCTCCATTCGCCTTCCGTCTCAACCGCCGCGGTCCGCTTTCGGAGGCCTTGGTTGCGCCAACGTCCACCGTCACGACCTTCTTCTCGCTCCCTCCCCCGCCGTCAATGGGGGCTGCAATGAGCGGCGGAAGCACATCGTCGTCGGCCCCCTCGGCCCTCGGGGCTTCGGGCTGAACGAGGGTGCGAAGCTTTCCCAGGACAACGATGGTCTCGTCGCCTTGCTGAAAGCGAGCGCCGATGACCTCCACCTCAATCTCCTGCTGCTCGGCGGCCTCATCGAACTCTGCGTTCCCAATGTGAAGGTCGCGGGGGAGGAGAATCTTCAGCGGAGGAAGCTCGGCATGGAGACCAATCTTGCTCTTGAGAACGACGGGTGCACGGAAGACCTGGCCGGGGTGAGGCAGACAGACATCCGCCTGAAAGTTCACGACATAATCCAGACCCCCGCGAATCAAGTTCATCCGACCCAGTGAGTGCTCGACGACCGTCAGGCTGCGACGCATGAGATAGCCCTCGGGGACGCAGCGGCCTTCGTAGTTGTGCCGAAGCTGTGCGAGGAGACTGGTCTCAATGTTGCGCTTGAGGTCCTTCGCGTGAAGGTGCACATTTCGTGTCAGCTGCCGGCGTTCCACAAGAGGGTCCATTGCAGTCTCTCCTGTTTCTTACGACGGGTTCGTTTTCTTAAACTCCGTCGCGAATCGCTTGCTCAGGTCCGGACCATACAGGACGGACATCTCTTCCGGCGTAAACCACGCGCAGGCATGTTCCTCGCGGGCGAGGAGTTCGCAGTACACGCAGACCTGGGGGACGCTCGTGACCCCTACCGGAAGTCCAACGCCCTGCTTGTCCACCGTCTTTGCGAAGAGTGTCATCGTGTCACGCTTGCAGCACCCTGTTCCGCAGGTGGTTGTCTTGAAGGTCTTGGAGTCCTTCTCGTACGCCCGAACGACGGCCGTGTCGGACACCGCCTTCAGCTTGCTGAGCGTGAACTCTCCCCCTGCATTGAGCGAGGCAAAGAGGGTGTTCGTCGCAATGACCTTCGAGAACCGGGTGGCGAGGGCGGCTGTCCACTCTGCGACCCGCTCTTCGTCGTCTCCAATCGGAGGCTCATCGGGGTCAAACTGATTGGCTCCCCGAACGAGAATCTCTGTCCCAGGAACCCGGACGCGGTCTCCGAACTCGGGGTTCGCCCGAAGGTAGGCCCGCTTCTCGGACTCCGTCAGCTTGTGGTCAAACACGTAGGCGTCCAGAATCTCCGGAGCGAACCGCGTCAGCGCATCTCCGGGGAAGGACATGTCGGCCCGCTTCGTCGCAAGAATGTCCGGCTCAATCTCCACCACCTCTGGTGCAGGGACCTCCTGGGCCTCGGGGAGGTCGGCCTCTCCACGCCTGGATTCCTTCATCACGCGGTCGGTCAGCGTTCCACGGGTCGTGATGCGGAGTCCCTCGGCTGTCTCCACGGGAAGAAGGGCATAGAGAGACCCTTTGGACTCGAGAATGGACTGCCGATTGAAGGCATCCCGAAAGCGAGTTCCCGTGTCGATGGCCTGCTGAATCGTATAGAGACTCACCTCTCGGCGATACGGCTTGAGCGCCTCCAGAAGCTTGTCCTTGTCCCAGATGGGCTTGTCCAACAGGAACCGTCCGAGCTTGTCCAGGAGTTCATCCCGGACGTCCAGAATGGCCGACAGCGGACGAACGTGGTCCGGGTCTGCAGGAGAGGTCTGTACGGCACAGTCCGTCGGAGCCTCGCGGGTAAAGGCCGGGGGAAGCATCTCGCTCAACGAATACCGAACGGTCACACGCCCCTCGGACTGCTGCTGGGCAATCTTGAACTCATCGCTCAGCCATGGAGCCGGAAGCACGACCCGGAAGGGACAGTCCATCGCCGCCCGTTCGAGCACCGTTCGGACTCGCGCAATCTTCTCGGCTTTGGCTTCTACCTTCGTGCGGTAGGTGTACTCGTCATAGCACTCCCGCCGGTTCTCGGTGCGAACCACGTGGAGGTAGACCGTGCAATTCTGCTTCGCGGACTCCAGGAGCGTGTGACTGCAGGTGCGGAGACTGCGCCCGATGACCTGCTCAATGCGACTCATGTTCCACCACGGGTCCAGGATATGGGCCTGGCGCACACACCGGAAGTCCACACCCTCTGCGACAAGCGGGCTGGAGATGATGACGCGAATGCGCTCGCCATTTCGGTTGTCCTCCCGACGGGCCTGACTCACGAGATTCGCAATGGTCTTGTCGTTGTCCTTGGAGGTCAGCAGGATGTAGCTTCCCTTCGTGCGTCCCCGGTAGGCAGGGTTTGCAAGCTGCGGAGCTCCTCGAAACGGCCCATAGCCATGCTCTTCCAGCGCCATGGCAAACAGGAGGGCTCCCATCGTGACGTAGTTGGAATACACGAAGACGATGCCCTCGCCTGCCTCAAGACTCTGGAGGACGCGAACGAACTTCGCAGAGACCTCTGGGAGGGTGGCCGGACCGAGGAACGGCTCGCCACGATAGGCATATTGGTCTCCTTGGCGGGTGAACACGTCGTCAAAGTCGCCGTCCTTGGGAAGCACAGCGACGGTCGGCTGCATGAGGAGACGCCTCCGTTCCTCGTCATCTGCACCCTTTGTGGCCTGCAAGACCTTGGCCTGCAGTCCCTTCGCCGGACTCTCGACGACGGACAGGTACTGAAGCCCTTGGGTATACGCCTCTCCCTTGAACGTCTTGGTCAGAGACGGGGCGACCGACCTCGGGGCGGGAAGTCGAAAGGGAAACGTAAAGGGGTTCTCACCCTTGACGTAGGAGACGTAGGTCTGACAGAGGGCCTCAAACTCCGTGCGCTTGGCCTCCTTGAGATTGGCGGCCTCGTCAAAGAAGTCCGCGGCGAGAAGGGGAGGCGGAGGAGGCTTTCCCTCGTCCTTGCCATGGTCCTCGTTCCACCGAAAGAGGTTGAAGTAGAGCATGAGTTCATCGTAGGCCTCATACATAGGAGTTGCCGTGAGCAGGACGAGAATCATTCCCTTGACCGTCTTCGTGAGGCGCTCGAGTCCTGCGGTAATCGCCTTGGCATTGACGACGTCAGCCTTCGGGCGAATGTTGTGGGCTTCGTCAATGATGACCAGTCGATTGTCGAATGTCGCATGGGCCCAGTCGGAGAACGCCTTGCCTCCGAGCGACTCCTTCTCGTTGATGAGATTGCCGAACGAGGCATACGGAACGAACTCATAGAACTCGGAGATGAGCTTGTCGGCAGTCTTCTCAAGTGTGTCACGCACTGTTGCATCCGCCCAGTTCTTGGGATTGGACTCAATCCGCTGGAGCATCTCCAGATAGCGACGCCCCGTGCACTGCTTGGACTCCAGAAGTCCCGACTCCGTCAGCTTCACGCGGCTCATGTCAAAAATCTGGTCGCGAAAGGTCTCTTCGACCGCCGCCGACGAGACAACGAGGACCTTCTTGTCCTGGTATTCAGGGCGAAGGATGTACTCCTCGGCAACTTGAATGGCGGTACAGGTCTTGCCCGTTCCGGTTCCGTGGACAACTAGAACCCCGCGGGTGGGAGCGTCGGGAGAGAGGACGCGGCGAAGGAAACGCTGATGGGTCTGCAGGGTAAACGCTGCCTGGGTGGAGGAACAGGCCTTGGAGCGAAGGTCCCAGAGCGCCTCTTCGGACGGGACCTCGGGGAACGACGTCGGAGCCAGTTCCTCTCGGGACAGCTCGGGGTGCGTGAGGTTCACCATTGTCTCCTCTCACGAAACTCTCCACGTCGTTTCAATGCACCACAGCGGAGCGTCGTCCTGGTCCGCCCACTGAATGCGCGAGACGACCTTGCCGCTGACACCCGAGGGGAAGATGGACCACGATGTCTCGTTGTAGTCGGTGTTCGACTCCTTGGGGCACGCCGTCTGCTCGCAGAGGGGGTCCACGGTGGCGGGGAGCGGAATGCCGCTGAGGGTGACTTTGTAGGTTGCGGTGCCGTTCGTGACAGGCGCACCGGGAAGTGTATAGGCGACCCAGAGGCTGACGTTGTCGCCAGCGACTGGGGTGGAGGGTTGGCTATCAAAGCCAAGCAGCGTCGCGCGTCCTGTGCCGCACGACTGGATGGTGGTGAGTCCGAGAAGGGTCTTCAGCATTTGTGGTGAGAGGGCGACGTCGCTCAAAGCCACTCGGGTTTGGGTCCGAGGGCGCCACCCTTGGGTGCTGCAGAAAGACTCCGCGGCACAGGGCTCGCCCTCCCTCGACTCAGGTCCCCTAACGCCTCTTCGAGCTGGCGTCCCGATATCGAGCGGCCCACTGGGGCTGCCGCTGGGGCTGCCGCTGGGGCTGCCGCTGGGGTTTCCACTCCCGAATCTGGTGGTACAGTCGATGGCAACGCCGATGAAGGCGCAGCGCTCGGTGCACCACTGGATGCAGCAGCAGAGTCAGCAACTGATATATTGCTCGTATTCGTAGAACTCGGGAAGGAGACGTTTCGTTCGGTTCCGAGTCCCCTTCCTGGGGCGACTGGAGTACCAAACTCAGTCCTCGCACTCCGATTTGTTTCACCTGGACGAAGTGCGAACGGAGAGAGCATACCGTTGGATTGAGCTGCGCTTGTGTCCAGCGGGGGAGGTGTCCGAGGCGAGGTGGGTACTGGGGCGGCTCCTTCATCTTGCGGTGGGGGTGTACCCTCCTCCCGGTCCGGAGCTTGAGAGTTCGCGCCGGCCATCTCGGTGACGAAGCCCGCGTACGGTTCTGTGTAATGCACAAGCCACGCAGTGATGTGTGTCGCCTGCGACCCAAGTCCTTGTTGATAGGTGCATTCCCGCACTGCATTCTGATGAATCGTCTTGATGAGCTCATCGGTGAATACAGCTACCGACTCCGGCAACGTGTCCCGGCTCAGAATGTCCTCCATGACTTGAACCGCAAGCTGGTCGGTGCCGTCAATGAACGCATGCTGAATCTCAGTTTCTAGCTCAGTTGAGATAGGCCACGTCCCCCGAACGACAGCATCTTCTTTTGCAGAAAGGATAGACATCTCCAATGCATGGAGGCATAGCATCTTCGTCATATCAATCGTGACGTCTACAATCGCGGCATTGGTCTCAACGGCCTCGTCCATCCGCATCGCCTGTATCCGCCCCCGATACGAGATTCCTCCCCGTTGGTTCGTTCGGTAGGTCCTCTTTCGTCCTCCTGGCTGAGGGGCAAGCCCCAGTCGGTTGAACGTTCGTTGAAATGCGGCATACTGCTCGGGGGTCACTGCAGCTTTGGTGCGAAGAACGTCGCGCACAATGTCTGGGGCAAGCAAAACAGCTCTATCGAGAAGCCCCGTTGTAAACCGCGAGACGATGGTTCCCACAGGTATCTTGTCAGTATTCAGTTTGGTAACAAAATTCTCGGTAAGAACCTTACTAATCGCTGCCGTGCGCTCACTAATCCACGTCGCTCTGGATTTCTCTGTCCGCGCAAGCAACTCAGTATGCGTTGGTCTGTACGTATTGTACGGCTTATCAATGATTGTTTCAAGGTCTGCTTTGATGTTGACTTGATTGGGAGCAAAGGTAGCAATACCAGTTCCACCGGTTTTGTTGATTTTCGCCGAGAGGTAGACAGTGTGGCTTTTGATTTGATTGCAACGAGAGTGTGCCCATGCGTATTCGCGCTGGAGGAGTGCTTTGTACGATGTCTGTTCCTGCTGATTGAGGACTTTAACAAGTTTTGAGTCATAGAGGCCCGAGACAAGGAGAGCCCAAAGAACGGGGAGTTTGTGTTCGCATTCTGGGTATCCGAGGATGTCCTTGTCTGCTTTTCCTTTCCCGACTCCCACCCCGCATATCCAACAGGGTGTCGTTCCGTCGACTGTATTGTATGGGCCGATAACCGCATCGCATTGTGCGCCAGCATCTCCTATCTCAAAAAACTTACGAAGATCACTCTCTCTCGATGCGGCTTTGATTCGCTCCGTAAGGGTTTCTCCCCAGACTTTGGCACAGACAGCCGTGAGTTTCTTGGTAAAAAACTCGTCGAAACTTAGACTCCCCGTCCCTGCGGCGACCTTCATTGCGGACTCTGGAACCATGAAAAGAGGAAACAACGACTGTGATGCATTGCGATAGATTGCGTTGAGGGCGGGACTTCCTATCATGACCTTGATAAACGCCGCTGGAGCTTTGGATTTGAGCACATCTATCTTCTTGGATACAACCTCAAGACGCTTGCGCTGCTTTCTCGTGACTCCCCTCGAAAACATAGCGTTGGTAAGTGTGGTTTTTGCTGTGGCTGCCTCTTTCTCGGCTTGTTTCCGAAGGTCTGCATCGTACGCCGCCTTCTTTGCGTCGGCGACCTGTGCAACGCGCGCAGAGCGGCGGCCCGCTACAGCGGCTTCGGCTTCACTTGGTCCCGCAACTCCTTGGGCTTGGGGAGGAGGTCCGGGTGGTTCTGCGGCCTTATCCGCCTCTGTCCGATACACGACTCGCTGCTCAAGGGGAACTTCAGCTTCATTGGCCCCACTCGCGAGAATGGCTTCAATTGCATCGATATAGTCTGATTGCACCGGAGGAAGTCCCTGAGAGGGCAGTGCCCGAGAGAACATATTACTTCCTCCCCCGAAACGATTTCACCGCCTACCACGGCATCAGGATGTCCTCCATCCGGCACTCGCCAGGCTCCAGCTTCTGCAGGCGGGTGTTCACCTGCTCCAGCGCCTCGGCCTCCAGGTCCAGCTCTTCATCCGCTCCCTCTGGCAGCTTCGTCTCATCCACCAGGATGTCCACAAAGCCCGTTCCACACGGCGGCTTCTGTCCGAACATGATGTTCGCAGACACACCGCGCATGCTGTCCCGGTCGGCCCACGTGGCCGCCTCAAACATCGTCTTGCTGGTCTCCTCGAACGAGGACTTCGCAAGCACGCCCGTCTCATTCTTCTTCATGCCGAAGCGGTTGACCGGCACGATGCGTCCGCTGAAGGTCATGGTGTCCACCAGCACCGCGAGGTGGTGGAAGTTCACCTTCTCCGAGCTGAAGACCTCATTGATTTCCTCGTACAGCGAGAGACGCGCCGCCTCAATGCCCAGGACCTCATTGACTTCATGGATGTCGTTCGAGAAGGTGCGGGTTGCATCCACGCCATCCACCACCGCCAGCTCGTAGAGGTTCGTGCCCTCCACATCCAGCACGTACTGGTCCACCGGCGTATAGCCCCCGAGCTGCTCGGAATACACCACCTCATTCTTCACTGAGCGCAGGTGAACCCGACCGATGCCTGTGACACCCGTGAGCTTCGTGTCCAGAATCCGGTCCTCCAGGAACCGAAGCTGGATGGGGTTCTTGATGACCGTGGGGTCAAACGAGATGCGCAGGACAAGGTTCTTCGCTGCGGTGTCGCTGTGCCGGCACTCCACAATCTTCAGCCCCTGGTCCGACATCAGTGCGCTCTGAATCTGGACGAGGTCCATGATGTTGCGCGCGCCCATCTCGAGGTCGTTCAGCTCCAACCGCAGAATCCACGGGCTGGTGCCGCAGCTGTTTGCAGGGTCCAGACTGAAGGCCTCGTACGCCGTCAGCAGCTCGCGGTCCTCCTCCAGCGCCGTGGTGGCCGCCAGGGGATACGGGTCGTAGAAGAGCTTCACGCGCTTCGTGATGTCGCGCAGCGTGGTCTTCTGGATGGTCTGCATCAGCTTGATGGCATCGTTCTGGCTGGTCTGCATGTCCTTGCGCATGTAGACGGTGTTGCTCGGGCGCTTGGGGTTGGAGGTCGCATCCAGGAGCTCGTTGATGCGCGGGACACCGGAGGTCGCATTCGCCTTGGCCGTTCCCGCAGAGTGGAAGGTGTTCAGCGTGAGCTGCGTCGTGGGCTCTCCAATGGACTGCGCCGCAAGCGCGCCGACCATCTCGCCCGCGTGAACCTGCGACTTGATGTAGCGGAACCGGATATCGCGAAGGAGCTCATCGAAACTCTCCTGCGAGAGGCGGTGGACCACAATCGACTTGCGCGGCGCAAGGTAGAACCGGAGCAGGCAGTGGAAGACCTTGTTCGTCGAGAACTCCTTGATGAGGGACCCGAGGGCGCCGACGACGTGCTCGGGCGTCAGGTCCGTCTTGACAGAGTAGGGATTGGAGTACTTGGAGAGGAGACGCTTCATGTGGACCGGAGACTGCAGCGTGTCGCTCTTCCGCGACCGGAAGACATCCCGCACGAGCATCTCGCGGTCGGCCAGCAGCTCCGGCACCAGGTCCGGAACCTCTCCCTCCACGGGGTCCTTGAGGAAGCGATTGACGTCCTCCGTCGAGAGCGCGAACTCCCGGTAGACCGCCTCCATCGTCAGAAGGGCGAGGTCGCAGGGCTGACCCTCCACCGACACGCAGTCCACGCCATCGTCGCCATACTGGAACTGGATGATGCTTCCCGTGACGTTCCGCACCGTGCCATCGTACTCCACGTGCTGGTCCTCCATCGTCTTCATGAGACGGCGCTGAATGTACCCCGTGTCAGAGGTCTTGACGGCCGTGTCAATGAGACCCTCACGTCCAGCCATGGCGTGGAAGAAGAACTCGGTCGGCATGAGTCCGTCCACGAAGGAGTGCTGGACGAAGCCACGGCTCTCCACGCCATCGTCGTAGCGGGCGAAGTGCGGCAGGGTGCGGTCCTGCAGTGTGTACTGAACCCGCTTGCCCTCAATCAGCTGCTGCCCGAGGGTCGCCACCATCTGCGTGATGTTCTGCTCACCGCCCTTCGACCCGGAGTCGACCATCTGCACAATGCGGTTCGTCTTCGCGAGCGACTCCACCACCTGCTTGTTAATCTTCGCCGCAACGTCCTTGGTCGCACTGATGATGTCGTCCTCCAGCTTCTCGCCGTCCGAGATGCCCGAGACGTTCTTGTAGCGACCGCTGTGGACGTTCGAGAGAATGTCCGCGACCGCCTGGCGGCCCTGCTGAATGGTCGTGTTCACGAACGCCATCGTCTCCACGTTCGCGATGAGGTCCGAGGTGCCCACGCTGAAGCCGGTGTAGAGGTTATACTGCGTAACGATGGCCTGGATGTCGTTGATGAGCTGGCCTGCACGCTCCGGGCTGAAGTCGGTGTAGAGGACGTGAACGAGCCCTGACGTCGCCGACTTCTTGAGAACTCCGCTGACGAGCTGGCCCTCCTCAATCGTGATGCCCCCGCCACTGTAGTTCATCGGAGGGAAGGCGGCCGAGATGAGCTCCGCCCCTGTCCACGGCGCGTTCTTGCGCGCGAACGGACGCTTGATGCGCGCCAGGATGTTCATCGCAATGGGCTCGGGAATCGTCACCCCTGGCTGCGAGATGCGGTAGGCGCCCGTCATCGTGTCCTGGAAGAGCTGGATAATCGGGGAATTGGTACGAGGGCTGATGATGTTCCGCAGCACGGTCGCGAGGAACCGGAGCTCGGTCGCGGCCGAGATGCTCTGCGGCACGTGCATGTTCATCTCATCACCGTCGAAGTCTGCATTGTAGGGACGGGTCGCGGAGACGTTCAGGCGGAAGGTGCTCCCCGGCAGAACACGCACGCGGTGGGCCTCCATACTGGCCTTGTGGAGCGAGGGTTGGCGGTTGAACAGCACGATGTCGCCGTCGATGAGGTGGCGGTGGACGATGTCGCCCTCGCGCAGGTCAATCGTGTCCGGGTTCACGTAGCCGAGACGGAAGTTCGTCTGGTCGCGCTTGAGGTAGACGTCCTTCGCCCCAGGATACGTGGTCGGGCCGTTCTGCACCGCCTTGAGGAGGCGCTCGCGGTTGTAGACATTGACCGTCTCCGGGAACGTGAGATTGGTCGCAATCTCCTCCGGGACTCCGAGCTCGTCCAGCTCGATGGTCGCATCGGGCGTGATGACCGTACGGGCACTGAAGTCCACACGCTTGCCCATGAGGTTGCCGCGCACACGACCGGTCTTCGCTCCGAAGCGAGACTTCAGGGTCTTGAGCGGACGACCGGAGCGCTGCTGCGTCGGCGGCATGCCCTTGATGTCGTTGTCCACGTAGGTCGCGACGGCGTACTGCAGCAGAGCCGTGAGCTTGTCAATCATCTCGGCGTTGTCGTTCTTGTCGATGCGCTCGCGGACGCGGTCGTTCGCGCGAATGATGGTGATGAGCTGATGCGTCAGGTCATCCTCCATGCGCTGGTGGTCGTCCATGACGACGGACGGGCGAACCGTGAGCGGCGGAACCGCGAGGACCGTGCAAATCATCCACTCCGGGCGAGCGAACTTCGGATTGAAGCCCAGCTCCGTGCAGTCGGCGTCGGTGATGCGCTGAAAGGCGCGGTAGATAAGCTCGGTCTGCAGCGGAACAGGAGTAGGTTTCTCAGACTGTCCCTTGGGCGTGGGAAGAATCCCCTCAAGACTCGCCGCCTTTCCAAGGACCTTTGCAACCTTGGCGAACGTGGGGGTTGCGCACGCAGGACACGCAGGGGGATGAGTATCATTCTCCCGATGCCACTTGAAGCGTGCTCCGCCTCGGACATCCTCTGGCGCAGGAGCCTCGGAAAGCCGCTTCGAGCACGCGAGGCAGATGAGGTTGCAGAGCTTCTCGGTAGATTCAAAGAACTGATAGAGATAGACAGGCCGAGCGAGCGTAATGTGTCCAAAGTGACCGGGGCACAGCTGGTTCTGCTGCTTGCACGTGGGGCAGACCTTGCCATTCTCTATCACTCCGAACCGTGCGTCAAAGACACCGTTGGGGACCGGCTTGTCGCTCTGATACGTCTTGTCGGTGGTGACTTCGACAACCGACCGCTTGCGGATGTCCTCGGGGTTGGCAATACCGAACTGAACGCTGACGATTGTGTCCCCCATGCTTGTACTTCCTTACCTCTCTGTGTAGATTCTTCCGTTTTCTCCTTGCGCGAGAGAGCAATGAAGCCCATTGCAGATTGGATTCGCGACCGGACTCCCGGGTGGACCGATGAGGGGCGCTACCAGGTCGTCTCGTTCATCCACACCTGGGTGCCTCCAGTCTGTCTTCTGGGCTTCGTCTTCACTGACAACCTCGTTGTACGCTTTCTGACGATGTGCCTGCTTGTCCTGACAGTGGTGTCAGAGTTTGTCTTGCGCGACTGTCTCGTAACGATGGTGGAACGCGAGTTTTCGGACTCCACCTGGGACGATGTGTTTGATTCGACCTTTCGCCAGTCGGGCTGGGCGCTGACCCGCTCCGAAAAGATGGCGTTGAACATTGGCTTGAATACGGGGTTCTTGGTGCTGGGAGTGCTCATGCTTCTGCGACAGAGCGTGCTCTGGATTGCGTGGCTTCCCGCTAGCGTGCTCCCAGCTCTAGGGTTACTGACCATACATCTTCCGACTCCAGGTACCGCTGGACTGCTGCCGAGTCAAATCCCTTCTCCTCAAGGGTCGCTTTGAGGCGGTCAAAATCCTCGCCCCGCTTCTGGCTGAAGAGGTTCCACTGCCGAATGGGCGTGAGCTGAATCCAATCCACGATGGCCAGCGCCAGGAGCTCGGATTGCCGAGGAGGGATGTCGTAGGCCTTCTCGCTATCTTTGAAATCGCGAACGAGTTGCGCCCAGTGGTCGAGGAGGAGACTCGGCATTATGTGGAGAGAGGACAAAATCCTCGAGGCCGTACAACCCCATCGGGGTTTGCTTCGGAGACCGTTGGAGGGCCTCCAGCTGACGTTGCAGCCCTGCAGGATAGCGAGGAGGCTGCTTCGGGCGGATGAACGTCACCATGTACCAGAAGACGTCGAGGGGAAGCCGTTCGTACGCTCGCTCCAACAGCACGACCTCGTCGATTCGGTTCATCCGCTAGTCTTTCCTGCGAAATTACCCAATCGGAGTTGAGAAGACGGCGTAATGACAGACAATGGTCGCGGTGACCGGAGGCTTTGAGTTCAAGATTTTGAGAACCGTATAGTCCATCTCAATTGTCCAACCAACCGAGTAATAGACGCGATACCCATTGAGCGCTGTACTGATAGCCGGCTCCGCTCCCTCGAGGTTGAAGCCTTCAACGAACACGCGGCCGTTCACTGGCTCGATACCGAGGGCCAACGAAAAGACGGCCGTTCCCGTGTCCCCCACTGCGACTCCTGAGAGCGCGGTCCCTGCCGTCAGGTGATTCGTATTAATGAGAAGGTACGGACCTCGTGCGGTCGGCCCCGTTGGGCCTGTGTCTCCTGTGTCTCCGATGTCTCCTGTGTTTCCCGTCGGTCCCGTGGGTCCTGTTGCACCCCCTGTTCCACCGTCTCCCGTGGGTCCTGTCTCCCCTGTCGGTCCTGTCGCCCCCTGCGCTCCGGCTCCCGCATATCCAGGAGGTCCGGTGGGCACGAATCCAGTTGGCCCGTACGGTCCACGGGGTCCGAGAGCGCCTGTGCTTCCAGTTGCGCCGCTTGGACCCTTCGGTCCTGTCAGTCCACTCGGTCCCACCGCGCCCTTCGCTCCGGTGGGACCTGTCTGGAGAGAGCCCTCGCCCGTTGGTCCCGTCCAGGTCTCGCCAGTCGGACCGACTGCACCCGTGAATCCGGCGGGTCCCTCCGCCCCTGTCTCACCGCGCGCTCCCGTGCGGCCTGTAGCCCCCGTCGCTCCCGTGTCCCCTGACACCCCCATGGGCCCAACGGCTCCTGTGTTCGAATTTGCACCCGTGGGACCGGTCGCACCTGTCCTCGTACTTGCCGGACCGGCTGGACCTGTCGCACCGGTGTTCACTCTGTCTCCGGTCGGGCCTGTCACAGTTGAGGCGACCCCAGCCGTGCCCGCAGGACCAAGAAGTCCAGCCGGACCCGTCGGCCCCGTGGGTCCATAGGCTCCCGTCCTGCTCCCGGCCGGCCCTGTGGGTCCTGTGTTCCCCGTCGCTCCCGTTGTCGCCAAGTGTCCAGTCGGACCGCGGGGTCCGTCGGGACCGGTTCGTGTCGGACCGGCGTCTCCTCCAGGTCCAGTCGGTCCAGACCCTTGACAGAGAGGAACCGAATAGGAACAGGCTTCACGCCGCGGATTGTACGACGACGACAGCATGCCTTTATGCCGTATATGTATAATAAACCCGTACTGTTGCCGTCGTCGTTCCCGACGTCAGCCCAGTTGCGGCTGCATACGCCGACCATTCGCCTCCTGTCGGAGTGATGTGCACTCCAACGACGGCTGGACTCCCATCCGTTGCCACAATCTGATACCCATTGAGCCACGCATACGATGAGGTTGTCGACACTCCCGTCCCAGTGCTTCCGGCTTTGATGCTCGTTGTCGTCAGTCCGGTCAGGTCAATGTCTGCGGTTCCATCGACGATAGTTGACTGGGGTCCCGTACTCCCTGTGTTCCCCGTGGGTCCTGTCGGTCCGCTCGCTCCTGTTGCGCCCGTCTCTCCTGTCATCCCCGTCGGTCCCGTCGGTCCTGTCCAGCCCGTCCACCCCGTCGGACCCGTGTCTCCGGTGTCTCCTGTCGGCCCCGTGGTTCCCGTCTCCCCCGTCGGCCCTGTGGTTCCATCTACACCGGTCGGTCCTGTGGGTCCCGTCGGTCCCGTATAGCCCAGTCCACCCGGCCCTCCCGTGGGTCCCGTTGGGCCTTGAAGTCCGCGGTCGCCAATCGCTCCGATGGGTCCCGTCGGTCCTGCGGGTCCAGTCGGTCCCTGCGGTCCTGTACTTCCAGACTGGCCTGTGCTCCCCGGAGCTCCCGTCGGCCCCGTGCGCCCCGTCGGACCGGTCGGTCCTGTGGCCCCCGTCATGCCCGTCGCTCCCGTGCGTCCCGTGGGACCTGTGGCCCCCGTGGGACCCGTGTTCGAGGCCGTGCCTGGCGCTCCAGTTGGACCCGTAGGACCCGTGGCTCCTGTGGGACCTGTGTTGCCTGTGTTGGTTGCGGTTCCCGAGAGACCTGTGGGACCATCAGCGCCCGGGATTCCTTGCACTCCGGTCGGACCCTGGGGACCTGCCGTTCCTTGGGGACCTGTCCATCCCGTCGGTCCCGTCGGTCCGGTCGGTCCGGGAGGTCCTGTATTGCCTGTGTTGCTCGCGGTTCCCGAGAGACCTGTGGGTCCGGTGCCTCCGGTCGGTCCTGTGGGTCCTGTCTGTCCTGTCGGTCCGACGGGGCCTTCGGGTCCAAGACATGGAGCGGGTGCGCAGTATTGCAGCCCAACGCCCGGAATATAGGTCGTCAGCATCTCTTGTTCACTTCGCTTCAAAGTTTTGCGGCGAAGAGAACAAATGGACGCCTCCGGTGAAGTCTCTGGCACGAACATGGACGCCTCCGGGACCAGCATGGATGTCTCTGGCAGCGAGGTCTACGTTCCCCCTCCCCCTCCGCAGATTACGCTCGCGGACATTCTCGCGGCAACCGAGCTTGTCGCACAGAAGGAAGCCCAGGATAAGGCTGCGCTGGAGTCCATCGGGACCATCTCGTTCGAGACGCTCCGGGTGACTCTGATTCAGTGGGCGAAGGCTGGCTTTCCGAATGCCTCGCCGCTGTACTCGGTTGCGATTACGCCGCCCGAGACGTGCAGTGATGGGGTCAAGCGTGGCCTCGCGGACTATGTGCCGTTTGTGAGTGGAAAGACGATGGCTGAACTCATTGCGCCGCTGCAGGCGCGCTGCCCCGAGTTCGTGGTGTCGTTTGCGACGACGGGTCCTGAGATTCTCATCGTGGTCTCTAGGGCTTAAAGGTCCTGTAGGGATGGGTTGACGTCGGAAGAGTCGCCTGAAGTCCCCACTTCCACGCGAGGTAGCCTTCTATCTGTTGGCGTTGCGTGGTGGTGAGCGAGGTTGTATAGACGACAACTTCAGCGATGTTGCCGTTCAGGGTCTCGGGAGACCCGCTCGCTTGATTCGCAAGTCCATAGGTTGAGATCGCAAAATTCCCCGACGTGGCCGCAAGCGCGTTTCCTTCAACCCCGTCCAGAAACACAGCGCCGGCTGTTCCTGTATACTGAGAGCATCCCACGACGGGAACCCCTGCGACGTGTGAAGCCCGACTCTCGGCAATCATCGTGAGGTTTCGGTAGGTTGTAAGTTTACTCGGTCCTCCCCCTTGAATGTTGATGCCCGTGGTGCGGGCGATGCCGCTCCAATCCCCTTCCCCGGGACTCGCAAAACTAACAACACGCTGGTCCCTCTCTGTGACGAGAGCGTTGGGTTGGTACACGGCGAGAACTGTTAGCGTCGGTCCCGTAATCGAAACACTCCCCCTGATCGTCGACCCGTTAAAGGCTACACTCGCCCGCCCGCCAAAGGCTGCAGTCGTCCGGGTCACGGTTCCAATCGGTGCTCCGTGATTGCCAAGTCCAGACTTGTCGCGCCACTGCGTCACGTCCGACCCCGACAGCGTGAATGTGGCCGAATCCGCTGCATCCAACCACAGCACGCATCCGGATATCTGGGTGGGAAGAATGTCGGGAGCACTATACCTATGGGGGTGGAGCGTCCCCCCGAGACCCCCGCGCAGACCCCACTTCTCGGCAAGATAGCCTTCGATGCGCTGGCGCTGACTGCTCGTAAGGGGGCCGAAGTAAAACAAGATTTCGTTGATAGACCCGTTCATATAAAACCCATCCGACGGGGGTGTTCCGCCCGATGAATTGTTATAGGCCGCCACGAGAAGTTTGAAACTCGACGTATACGTCGCCGTGTTTGCATAGGAGCCTGTCCCCACTACCGTTCCGTTCTGACGGCCCGTAATCGTTGACCTATCCCAGCTAAAACTCAGGAGTCGGCGAGTTGTGGTCGTGTCTGAGAATGACGCATTCGACCCGTATCCGCCAGTGTCTGCTTGCGTGGCTAAGTACATGACTCCGCCCGCACGGAGCATCGTATAGCGATAATATTGGTCTGCATTCGCAACTCTCGCTAGGATTGAACCATCCGCAGTCGTGTTGAATTTGGAGACCGTGAAGATATGGAACTGGTTGCTTCCGAGACTTCCAGCCGTTCCAAAGTCAATATACTGCGAGGATCCGTTGAACGTCACTGCAGGAACGCCGTCTACTGTCGTAAGAACCGGAGAGGCAACAGCAGTTCCGATATGACCATTCCCGCTCTTGTCCCGCCACTGCGTCACGTTGGAGCCCGACACGGTCATCGAGGCCGCATCCGCAGCATCTATCCAAAACGCACACCCCGGAATCTGCGTCGGGGTAAAGACCGGACTCAAGGCGCGCTTCAGCTGCAGCCAGGGGGTTGTAGGCGAGGGGAGATTCGCCTGAAGTCCCCACTTCCACGCGAGGTAGCCTTCCATCTGCTGGCGCTGGGCAGTGGTCAGTGTATTGGAGAACAGAATCAACTCCGACAGCGCTCCAGCCCACGGTGCCCATCCGCCGACTCCAGCACCGATGGCGATCATGGTTGCATTCATAGTTACGGTTGCAGGCGACCCTATCATCGTTGCAGCCGTCCCGTTTCTCCAGACCAATGTATTTGACCCATTGAAGCCGACCGTATACATGCGAAGACCAGTCTGCGCTCTCAATGTCGTCACGAACTCAGCGGCTGGCCAGCCCCCTCCCGTCCACACCCCCAAGTCCGCATATCCACCAGCGGTGTGGGGAACGGGACCCTGGACAGATCCATACTCATTTCCGTTGACTCCAATCAACCACTCGTTCGCCGATGTACTCGTGGTGGAATAGACAGCAAAGACCGTGGTCTGCTGTGTCATCGTATAGCCCCCCTGAAACCGCGCAGACGCATTGAACTGAACTTGGTTTGATACGTACGTAGGGGGCGTGTTGCAAAGTGAAAGCGTTGTCAACCCCGTCTTGTCCCTCCACGCTGTCACATTGCTTCCCGAGAGCGTCAATGAACTTGCATCCGCAGCATCCAGCCAGAGTGAACATCCTGGTATCTGGCTGGGGAGAACCACGGCGGGAGCAAATCGGAAGGGATGCGAGACTCCGCCCATGCTCGAGCGCAGGCCCCATTTGTCCGCAAGATAGCCTTCCACTTGCTGTCTCTGTGGAGTCGTGAGAGCCGTTGTATAAATAAGGATTTCGGCGTAATCGCACGACAGATACTCGCCATCGTTGTCCCCGGACCCGAAAAAGTGTCGGCTGGCGGACGACCCTGCAAGCGCACCTGACCCCAAATCCCTTCCATTCGCGTAACTGTTGAATCCTCCGCTAAGTGTGGCGCTATAGATGAACGGAACGGATTCGGCGACCGAGATGACATTCGTAACTGGGTTCCCCAGTGAAGCGAACGCAATCACTTGGGCTGGAAAACTTGTCGCCTCCGTATAGATTTGGCGCTGCCCGTCGACGTTGTTAATCAGTAGCTGTTGCTTCCCGCTCCCCAGGCCTGTAATCCGTACGACGAAAAAATAGGTAATGTTCACGGCTTGAATCACGTTCGTCGTTCTGACACTGTTTTTACTTGCCCGTACAAACCTGGCGGCGGTGAGACCGTTGGGCCAGGTCGTTACCGTGGGCATCGTGGAACTTCCAGGTCTTCCGTTGACGCCGTGATTGTCCGTCCCGCTTTTGTCCGTCCACCTCTCCCCCCCATTGAACACGGCTGCATCCGCAGCATCCAACCAGAGCGACAGGCCATCAATGTCCAGGGGAGAGAAGGTTCGGAGAGCCGGAAGGGCCAGAGGGAACGCGTGCGCTGCAGGCAGAACTGAAGGTTTCACGCGGATCGGAATCCCCCACTTGGACGACAGATAGCCTTCAACGGTCTGCCGCTGTGTCGTCGTCAGGGCATTGCTGAACAGGAGAACCTCAGAGATGACTCCGTTGAACATTCCGTTCCCAGGACCTCCCCAATAGGGATTCCCACCCGGAATGTAGATGGTCGTGGCTCCGACGTTGGAGACCGGGGGCGTGTTGTATCCGCCAACCCCAGGATTGATGTTGGCGTATCCATTGAGGAAGACACTCCAGTACGGCGTCGTCGACGACACCATGCCCGCCATCATGATGGGGAGATTGATCGTCGTATAGTGCGAGTTCCCGGTTCCTCCAGCCCCTTCTTGGGAGGCTTGATAGGTCTGGAAATCGCCGCGATACATCAGCTGGTATCCATTTGCAGAGGACCCCACGAAGAGGGGAATGTTGAGCCCCAACGGTCCCGGGCTTGTCCCCATAAACACAACGAAGGCGGTGAGGTTGTTTCCAAGGGTCGCCGCCGTCGAACTCGTCATCACGTTTCCCGCCGAGAACTGGATGCCAGGACGCCCGTTCATCGCTGTCGCGCTGTAGATACCGGTCGAGTTTGTCGTGACGGTGCGATTGGCTCCAGACTTCTCTGTCCAGGCCGTGACGGTGTTGGAACTGGAGAGTGTCAGCGTTGACCGGTCTCCTGCATCCAGCCAGAAGACACAGCCCGGGATAGTCAGGGGAGAGGGCACTGGGTCCCACTTCTGCGCGAGATAGGCTTCCACTTGCTGCCGCTCCGTCACAGACAGCGACGACTCGAACACAAGCACTTCATGAAACTGCCCGTCAAACGTGTTGAACGCCCCCGGTTCGAGGGTTCCGATGCGGTTGCTTGATGTAATGGATGTCCCACCGCTTGTCTCGGAGGCTCCCTGGACACCGTTAATCCAGAGACTCCGGGCTCCGCTTGTCTGATAGAGAAGGGCCCCAATGTTCCGCTGTTTCACCGCCCATAGGTTTGAGGTCTGAAGGTCGTTGGCTCCCCCAGACCAGAAGGTCTGAAGGGTTCCCGTGCCCGCATTGCCAGACCGGATTCCGAAGATGCTTCCACCTCGCGCACCTGCCGTAATCAGCTGAATTTCGTACGAGGTCGCCGTTGGCGTAAAGACGAAGAAGATGGAGAAGGAGGAGCTTCCGATAGGGAAGGTGTTATCGGGGAGGGTCAGATACTGCGACGACGCTCGCGTAAACACGACGCCATTGGACGCGGTGCTATACGTGAGACCATTCACCGGAGTTCCATGACGCAGGTTCCCGCTCTTGTCCCGCCATTGCGTGACGTTGCTCCCGGACAGAGTCACTGTGGTTGCGTCCGCCGCGTCCAACCAGAGTCGAAGCCCCGGGAGGGTGTCTGGACTGAACCGGGGGTTCTGCACATATCTCCCGACGAACGACATCTTTGCTTACAAGAGCAGAATTGTATTGGAGGTCGCGCCCGAGATGGCAAGCGTCTGCGTATTGTACGACGGGATGACGAGCGGACTTGTCAGATTGAGCGTGTTCGTCAGCGTGATGGTCAGCTGGGACGCCGTTGCATTCCGGAGCGCCCAGAAGTTTCCACCCGCAGAGGTCGCGGTGGTTGCGGGAAGCGCGAGGGCGTTGAAGCCCGAGTTCGTGAGATAGAAGTACGTGTTGTAGTTCGAGGACGAAAGCGTCTGTGAGGTTCCGGTGACCTCAGACACTGTAATCGGAGAGGCTCCTCCACCCGGTCCTGTGACTCCGATTCCTGTCGGACCCGTGGGTCCCGTACTTCCAGTGGGTCCTGTCGCACCCGTGGGACCCGCCACCGTGGAGGCCGCCCCCGTACTTCCAGTGGCTCCAGTGGGGCCCGTCGCACCCGTGGGACCCGTAGCTCCAGTGGGACCCGTAGTTCCCGTCGCACCCGTGTTCACTGCAAACCCTGCAATGCCCTGGAGACCCTGGGGTCCCTCAAGGCCTTGCGGACCTTGAATTCCAGTTGGACCCTGAAGGCCCTGAATCCCTTGAACGCCCTGAATCCCTTGAACGCCTTGAGGTCCTGTCGCCATTGTTAGGACGGCTGGAAATTCTACGGGCCAGAACTCAAATGAGTCTCGGCATGGACGTCTCCGGAAGCTGGACTCCTCCTCCCGATATTCTCACGATGTCCGACATCCTTGGAGAGCATGCGGTCTTGGTCGCAAAAGAACAGGCCGACGGAAACGCCCTTCGCTCGTTTGGAACCGCGTCTGTCCTCGGTCTCAAGCCCGTCTTTGTCGAGTGGGCGTCCAAGGGGTTCCCGGATAACTATCCCCTTCTGACGGTGGAGGTGACCCCACCGCCTCGCTGCAGTGACGGTGTTGTCCGGTCGCTCCCGGACTACATCGACTTCTGCGCAGGGCAGTCTCTCTCGTCTCTGATTGGTCAGCTTCAGGCCAAACTGCCTGACATTCGTGTCTCGTTTGCGAACCTCGGGGGCTCCATTGCTGCGATTCTCTCTAGGGTCTAACCTTCGCAAAGGGATGCGTTGACGGGAGCCTTGCTTGGAGACCCCACTTCGCTGCGAGGTAGCCTTCCACTTGCTGGCGCTGGGGTTGTGTTACATTCGAGTTGTAGCAAATGACTTCGGATAGATTCCCGAGAAACCTGTCCCCCAGACCGCCCCCGGTATCTGTTCCAATGATGACTCCATTCGTCCCTATGTCTCCAGTATTCCCTGCTAACGTTGAAAAGGTTCCACCATTGACTGAAACTGCACTTGTATTGGAAGAGAGTTCACTTGTTCCAAACAGATAGGTAACAAGCTGTGGACTTAAGGTGCCTGTTGCGATCGGCGCTGTAATCGTTGTACTCCCAGCAATCCCCAAGATATTAGAGGTGGAGCTATGCGTTCCTAAATATCCATTCGGGTACCCCACGGACGCAGAGATAAGAATCCGTTGCCAAATATTTGTAAGTGATGTAAGATGCACAACTATAAACCAGGCAAACTGACGATTGGGGGCTAAGGACCAGCCCGATGACGTCAGAATGTTATTACTAAACGTAACAGTTGGGCGCGAGTTAAATCCAGTCGCATTGTAGGTTGGATTTGAAGTTGTTCCAACAGCATTTCGTCCGTTCCCGCTCTTATCCGCCCACGCGGTCACATTGCTCCCGGACAGGGTCAATGTCGTCGTGTCCGCAGCATCCAGCCAGAGAGCAAGCCCGGGTACGGAGACCGGAGCAAACAGCGGCGTGGACGGGAGAACGCTCCGGTAGGGATGCGTTGTCGGCAGGGAGCTCCCGAGCCCCCACTTCTGCGCGAGGTAGCCTTCCACTTGTTGCCGTTGGACGGACGTGAGCGTGCCGAACAGAAAGAGGACTTCGCCAATCGTCCCGTTGAACGCGAGAAATGACATGGGCGGCGTTCCTCCAGTGCCGTCGTTGTACCCCCCAATGAGAAGCTTGTAGGTCGAGTTGAACGTTGCTGTATTGGCAAAGGAGGCGGAAAGGACAGAGGTGCCGTTCAGGTACAGTGTCTGCGTTGTGCGGTCCCATGTCCACGAGATGACTCGGGGTGCAGTACTCGTATCCGCAACGCCAGGAGCAGCGCTCCCTCCGTCTCCCTGCAAGAGCACCAGGAGGGACTCCGATTGCCGCAACAGGCTGTACCGATACTGCGCATCCCCGTACAACGACTTTGCGATAACAGAGCCGGCTCCCGTCGTGGTAAACTGGCACACTACAAACATGTTCAGGTTCGCACTCCCGAGGTCCGCGACATCTCCAAAGTCGAACACCTGACTCCCGTTGAATGCAACGGCAGGGCGTCCATTTAACGTTGTCTGCACAGGAGACCCAGACGACGTCCCTGCGTATTGATTGCTGGACTTGTCCCTCCACTGCGTGATTGCACTGCCCGACAGCGTGAGGGTGGTGGCATCCGCTGCATCCAACCAGAAGGTCGGAGCGAGCACGTCCGTCGGCTGAAACGCACGCATGATGGGAGGTGTCAGTTTGAACGGATGGCGTGTGGGAGGTTTCGATTGAAGTCCCCACTTCCACGCGAGGTAGCCTTCGATTTGTTGGACCTGAAGCTCCGGCAATGCGTCATTGTAACACAGGACTTCGCACATGAACCCATCCGCACTTCCGCCAGCATTGGCATACCGCATTCCAGTTTGAAAGGGCAAGGCCGACCAGTTTGCGCCTCCTGAGGTTGCTAATCCAGAGGGAGCAAGCGGGGTCCCATTGTAATTTCCAAAGACGGACGCCCCATCATATTTGGCTGACGTCAGGGTTGTAACCCCCACAAGCCTTGGTTGTGAAATAAAGGGTGCAGTCGCAGTCTCAAATGTCGAGGGAACATAATACTCATAGCTTGAGGGAAGCCCTTGAACTGCAATCCCGAGTCCAATGATTTTTCCACCGACAGGACCATTTGGATTTCCAATCCACGCCGCACAACTCGTGTTATACCCCGACTCGACACTGGAGGCGAACACAAAGAATAGGGTCAGTTTCGCATTTCCGGTGAGTTCAAAGTTCGTCGTCGACCAAAGCGCGTTCGTCCCCGTTGTGTTGATGACATTTTGCCCATAGGTCGGAGCTGACTTTCCGGACGGGACGGTCATCAAATAGCCCCGACTCGATTTGTCTCTCCATAATCCTATGCTCTGTCCTACGGTCGTAACGGGTTGTGTTCCACCACTATCTTGAAACAAGGTTGTACGGTCCGCTGCATCGAGCCACATGATGCACCCCGGAATCGTTCGGGGGTCAACCCCGAAGTACTGTTGCGCCCCGAAGTTCACGCACGACGCCATTGTTTACAGCAGTAAGAATGTATTGCTCGCGACAGGCGAGACAACGAGGGTGATTGCGTTCGAGGGGGGAATGATGACGGGACTCGCGATGGTCACGCTATTGGCCATGGTCACGCTGAGAGACGACGAGGTTGCATTTTTGAACTGGAAGAACGTTCCGCCTTGCGACGTCGCAGTTGTGCTCGGGTTTGTAATCGTGTTGAACCCCGAATTTGTGATGTAGAAATAGGAATTCGCCAACGACGTGTAGTTCGCAGAGATGTCCACCGACGTTCCCGTCACAACCGTCACGGGAAGCCGCCCGTAGACCGACCCCGAGACATCCAACGCGTTCGCAGACCCGAGTCCCGCACGCGGGGCCGTTGTGAAGACTCCGAGTCCAGTTCCCGTCAAGACGACGTTGGATTGGGCCACGATGACGTTCGACGATGTTCCCGTCGAGGACAACAGAAATCCTGGACCCGGAGAGGTGATGCTTGCGCCACCTCCTCCTCCCGAGGAGGCTCCCGTCGGTCCAGTGGGTCCCGCGACTGTCGAGTTCGACCCTGCAGGACCCGTCGGACCCAGCAGCCCCGCAAACGGAAGACTCCCCCAGGCCGCCGTCCCGTCGCCAATCTTGAACTGACCCGTGTCCAAGACGAGACCAAGCTCTCCTTCCGAAAGAACCGGATTTGCGCTGGTCCATTGCGATGCAAGCCCGCGGCGGAACTGCAGCCGGACGGGCATTTACCTTATACGCCACCGAAATCAATGACAGGGTCTGTCGCATATGTGGAATCGGGGGCCCCTCCATCAAAGACTCCAGACCCACTCGAGGGACCCGTTGGACCTGTGACTCCCGTCCCCGCGACACCTTGGAACCCCTGGATACCTTGCGGTCCCGTCGGACCTGCCGTTCCCTGAACGCCCTGATTTCCTTGCACGCCCTGGATGCCCTGGGCTCCGGTCATGCCTTGGAACCCTTGGATACCTTGCGGTCCAGTGGGCCCCGCCGTTCCCTGGAGGCCCTGATTGCCTTGCGCGCCCTGGACGCCTTGGGCCCCGGTCATGCCCTGGAACCCCTGGACACCTTGCGGTCCCGTCGGACCCGCTGTGCCTTGGAGACCCTGATTGCCTTGCGCACCTTGGACGCCCTGGGCTCCGGTCATGCCTTGGAACCCTTGGATACCTTGCGGTCCAGTGGGTCCTGCCGTGCCTTGAACTCCCTGATTGCCTTGCGCACCCTGGATGCCTTGTGGTCCCGTCATGCCTTGGAACCCCTGGATACCTTGCGGTCCCGTCGGACCCGCCGTGCCTTGAAGTCCCTGATTGCCTTGCGCACCCTGAACTCCCTGGGCCCCTGTCATCCCTTGGAAGCCCTGGATACCTTGCGGTCCAGTGGGTCCCGCCGTTCCCTGGAGACCCTGATTTCCTTGGGCGCCTTGGTTGCCTTGCGGTCCCGTCACACCCTGCTCTCCCTGGGGACCCTGAGGTCCTGTCGCTCCCGTTCCCGAGCTTCCAGTTCCTGACCCCGGTGGACCCGCAGGACCCGTTGGACCCGTTACACCGGCTCCCGTCGGTCCTGTCGCCCCAGTTCCATCGCGACCTGTCGCTCCTGTGGGTCCCGTGGCTCCTGTCTGCCCAGCAGTTCCCGTAGCACCTGTCTGCCCAGCAACTCCCGCAGCACCCGTAGCTCCTGTACTTCCCGTGGCTCCAACACCACCAGCGGAACCTGTCGGTCCAGTGACTCCCGCAGTTCCTGCAGCACCCGTGGCGCCTGTACTTCCCGTGGCTCCAACAGCACCCGTGGCTCCTGTCGGTCCAGTGACTCCCGCAGTTCCTGCAGCACCCGTGGCTCCTGTCTGCCCAGCAACTCCCGCAGTTCCTGCAGGACCCGTGGCTCCTGTACTTCCCGTGGCTCCAACAGCACCCGTGGCACCCGTGGCACCATCACTCCCGATGTATCCCGCCGGACCTGTAGCACCCGTAGCTCCCGTGGCACCCGTGGCACCATCACTCCCGATGTATCCCGCCGGACCTGTAGCACCCGTCGCACCTATGGCACCATCACTCCCGATGTATCCTGCCGGACCGGTCGGACCCGGCACCGTCGACGCGGCTCCTGTGGCACCTGTGGCTCCAGCAGCACCTGTGGCACCCGTCGCACCTGTCTGCCCAGCAACTCCCGCAGTTCCTGCAGGACCTGTGGCTCCCGTGGCTCCATCACTCCCGATAGAGCCCGTCGGCCCTGTCGGACCCGGCACCGTCGACGCAGCTCCCGTGGCACCCGTTGCGCCAGTGACTCCCGTCCACCCCGTCCAGCCTGTCGGCCCCGTCCAGCCTGTCGGCCCCGTCGCTCCTGTTGGACCTGTGGCTCCTGTCGAGCCCGTCGGTCCTGTTGACCCTGTAGCACCCGTGTCTCCCGTTGCGCCAGTGACGCCTGTCCACCCTGTCCACCCGGTCCATCCCGTCCAGCCCGTGGGTCCCGTCGGTCCTGTGTCTCCTGTTGCACCAGTGGCTCCGGTGGCTCCGGTCGGACCTGTCCATCCCGTGGGTCCTGTGTCTCCTGTTGACCCTGTGGCGCCCGTCCAGCCCGTCCATCCCGTCCATCCCGTGGGTCCGGTTGACCCCGTGTCTCCTGTCCACCCCGTCCATCCCGTGGGACCGGTCCATCCCGTCCAGCCCGTGGGACCTGTGACGGTACTCGCGGCTCCCGTTGCGCCGGTTGCTCCGGTGGGTCCTGTGGGCCCTGTCACGCCTGTGGGTCCCACAACCGTGGACCCCGGTCCCGTCGGTCCTGTCACACCCTGCGGTCCTGGACCTCCACCTGGACCTTGAACACCGGTCGGACCTTGGGTTCCTGTCGGACCTGCGACACCTTGAGACCCTGCGACACCCTGAATGCCTTGGAGCCCCTGGGGACCGACCGGACCGGACGGACCTGCAATGCCTTGGAGTCCCTGTGGACCTGCCGGACCCACCGGTCCTGTTGTTCCCTGCGGACCCGTCCGTCCCGCAATCCCTTGGGGACCCGGCATGCCTTGGAGGCCTTGAACGCCTTGGGGTCCTGTCGCCATTGGTAAACTGGGCGGGAAAATCTACGCCGGGTAAGCAAATGAGTGATACAGTTGAAGACACCTCTGAACTCGCACTGAATCTAGAGCCTCCCACTGCTCCGCCAGACATTTTGACCCTGGCCGACCTTCTTGCGGACCATGACAGTCTTCTCGCAAAGGAGGCCGAGGATAGGCAGACTCTCGAGTCGTTTGCGTCCCAGTCCATTCAAGGGCTCAAGCCGAAGCTCCTGGAATGGGTGCGGAAGGGACGTCCCGATGGATTTCCGATTGTGAGTCTTTTGATTCAGCCTCCCGCCCAATGCAGTGATGGGGTCGTACGAGACCTCCCGGCCTACATTGAGTTTTGTTCCGGGGCGTCGTTCGCTGACCATGTTGGACGTCTGCAGGCAAAGCTTCCCGATATCCGCCTCTCGTTTGCGAACATCTGTGGGGCTGTCTGTCTCACGGTCCTCAAGGCCTGAACTTTGAATAGGGATGGGTCGCTGGGAGCCTTCCTTGGAGTCCCCACTTCCACGCGAGGTAGCCTTCCACTCGAAACCGATCCTCCGTGCCGAGACCATCATAATAGAAGAGGATTTCCATGATGTCAATGGCTGTGTTAAACGTAGCCGTTCCCAGTCGATAGGTTGCACTTGTAGTTGTATAACTTAACGCTCCATCCGACGTTGTGAGGGTTCGCGAGGTCCCATTGAATGTTAATACATTCGTAGCCGCCCCGGGACCGTTTACAATGCATGTCATGTAAACATCTGACATCAGTGCGGCAGAAATGTCCGCAGCAACTTTGATGGGAGTGACCGTCCCGGCCGGTCCCATCGATATTCTATTTGTCGTGGCATTGACATGCCTGACAAGGACTTCATCGAACCCAGTTCCTGTCACCCGATTGAAAAGTCCACTGAAGGTTCCGGTCGTTAAGGGCGTGACCTGTCGTGCAACGATACACCACGTCCGAGGCGTTGTATTCAATGTCAGCGTGGTGCGCAATTCAGCTCCCGCCGGACACCGAACGTAGTTTAACCCATTTGCGATGTTCCCCGACGTACAGGACCCCACTGCATTGGACGCATTTCCTCCCAGCGACCCTTTGTTGACCCAATTCGTCACCTGCGTCGTTCCCGTGAGGGTTGTCAAATCTGCTGCATCAAACCAGATGGCACACGTGTTCGACACATTCTGTGGAGCAAAGAGCGGCGTGTAGGGAGGATTCCGGGAATAGGGGTGGGAGATGGGGAGAGACCGATTGGTTCCCCACTTCCATGCCAAGTAGCCTTCAATTTTTTGCCGTTGAGTGTCCGTGAAGCCACTCCAATCGTATTGGAGAAGCTCTCCCAAGACAAAAGGGGTCCCGCTACTGCCAAGGAACATGGTTACCGGCGTATTCCTGGGGTAATTTGCGGCTGATGCATTGGAGTTCTTGTTCAGTTCGGTCCCATTCACGGTAATCGGTCCGCTTCCGTTCGCATGGTGCATCACCACGACCAAGGGAACGCCGAAGGGTTGTGCGGGACCGTTCGCGTCCATAATGGCTGCACCGTTCGTCGTGGTTCCCGATATACGGGCATAGCTAGCATTGTTGGAGAGATAGGATCGCTGACCGGGATTGACATAGGTTGAGAACGACTGTGTACTAAACCCTTGTATAATATTACCGGTACTCACATCCACGCGATAGGCGATGAATTGGGCGCGTTCATTGTACACGAATGTCAAATTTCCGATACCCATGAATCCCGCCATATACACTGCGTTGAGGCCATTGATGTTTGACACTCCAGTTGTCAATGTGCCGCCCGCTCCCGTCAAGTTGTTGGCCGCCAACCCGCCCATTGTACCCTTGTTGCTCCACCGCGTTAGTGCCGGTGCACCCGTAAGGGTCGCAGAGTCTGCGGCATCAAACCAGACGGCCGGCCGGACTCCAATATCCTGCGGGATAAACTGGCGCATCACGGGTGGATATCCCTTGTAGGGGTGGCTCACGGGAAGGCTCGCTTGAAGCCCCCACCTCCACGCCAAGTAGCCTTCCACTTGCCGACGTTCACTGGTCGATAGCCCTCTATCGTACACGATGATTTCTCCCACGGTTCCAAGCCAGAAGTTGTCGGTCGCGGAGAGAAGGCCGGCACGGTTTCCGATAGCATATCTCGTGATCGCAAAGGCCGACCCACTTGAGGTTGGACCCGTCCCTGCAACCCCGTCCTTCCAAAGCTGTCCGTTGGTTCCGCTATAGACCCCTGCAGCTTGGAAGGGGTCGTTATTCGTCAGGTTCGCCGTGCTGGAAATTACTGCGTTGCGGATGGTGGTAAGCGGCCGCGAGCTGTCGCCGACGTAAAGTGCAAGAACTCCAGTTGTGCCGGTGTCATCAACTCCCGTTGCAGCGGCCATACTCAGCAACCGCTGAGTTTTTCCGACCTGAGGAACCGTCGTCACCGCAACCGCAAAGTAGCTGAGTGCGGCCCGCGTCATAGTGGGTGAAATCGCCCCCGTAAAGTAATTTCCCGTTCCCAGTTGGACCGCGGGTCTGTTATTCAGGGTTGAGACCGTTGGAGTTCCCGTTGCGGTCGCTGCCGTACCTCCATTCGCCTTGTTGGTCCATGCCGTCAGTGTTGGCGCCGTGCTATAGGTGAAGGTCCCACTATCCTGTCCGTCCAACCAGAGGCGGCAGGCTGGAATCGTCCGGGGGTCGAACGCAGAGTACTGCTGGCCCGAGAAGCCGATAATCGCCGCCATTGTCTAGAACAACAACATTGTGTTGGCATTACTGGGCGAGACAACAAAGGCGACTGCGTTGGAGGGTCCAATCACAACGGGACTTGTCAGGCTCAGGGTTGCATTCACGGTCACGCTGAGATACGCCGAGGTCGCATTTTTGAGCTGGAAGAAGGTGCCGCCCGCCGTTGTTGCCGTCACTGCAGGAAGCGTTAGATTTGAAAATCCACCGTTGGTGATATAGATGTATGTGTTTGCGTACGCTTGATAATTTGCGCTGAGGTCGAGCGTTGTCCCGGTCACGATGTAGACAGGGAGACGCCCATAGATAGTTCCAGAGACATCGAGGGCGTTGGCAGACCCGACTCCTGCGCGCGGTCCAGACGTAAAGAGTCCAAGAGAGGTCTGGTTGAAGACAAGGTTCGATTGCGCTTGGGCAACCATCTCGGAAGTTCCGGTCGCCGTGAGAACATATCCTGCGGACGGATTCTGAATGGGAATTCCCGGCCCAGTCGGTCCTGTATCCCCGGTATCCCCCGTGGGCCCAGCAACCGTACTGTCCGCTCCTGTTGGACCTATGTCTCCCGTCGGTCCTGTCGACCCCACCCGCCCGGTCGGATAGAACCGAACATTTGTGAACGTATATCCACCGGTCTCTGTCACAGTTGTTGCTGCTCCAACAAACCTGTACTGGACCCCTGTGTTGAGCGTAATGGTTGTGAGAAGGACTGCATTCTTATAGACGAACGCCTGTCCACCGTCCGTGTAGATAGAGAAGATATCGGTGGAGACGTACGTCCCACTTGCAGTTTCGCCTGACCCCGACGCATTGGTTGAAAACTCAGCCCCACCGAATCCGTATGTGAAGATAACTGTGCAATAGTTCGAGAACGAAGTATCTGCTATCCCGACCGAGACCACGTCGCCGGGGACGGTGATGCTGGGAGCAACAAACTGCGTATACGTCCCCTCGTTGAGGATATCTAACGATTCGACCGTCCGAACCACCGCATCGGCTGCACTGAGCACGAACGATGTCGGGGACAGTACCTGTGCACTGCCCGAGTCGACAGCGAGTGTTGTGAACGTCGCCCCTGTCGGTCCTGTCGGTCCCGTGTCTCCCACAGTTCCACGCTCTCCCGGGTCCCCCGTGGGTCCAGTCTCGCCAGTGGAACCTATTGCACTAGGTCCACCTGTGGGATACACACTCGCGCCAGAGATGGTTGCGATAACACCTGGCCCACCCAACCCTTGGAGGTTGGTGACCTCAGTTTCCCTCCCGCCTAGGAACCCTGTCTGAATCACAGACCCATTCAACAGAATCGTCCCAACGTTGCCCCCAACGATGACGGTAATCGTATCCCCTGGGCTGTAGGACACTGGAGTCCCATCCACATCATTCACAACCGGGGTCAGTGTCGACGCATCCGTGACGTTGACATACGTGTGGTAGAATCCCAAGTCGACCTCCATCACTCCACCCGTGTAGGTGGGCACCGTGCAGCGGAAGACAGCACCGCCAACGACCAAGTCAAAGACCGACGGAAACGCGGAGCTTACTCTCTCCGACTCATCTCCGTCCAGCTCAATCACCGAGTCTGTGATAGTGGGAGACCCGAGCACCGCAACAAAGCTGTTCGCATGGAGTCCGGTCGGGCCCGTGTCTCCGGTCGGACCTGTTGGACCCGTGTCTCCGGTCGGACCTACCTCTCCTCTCTCTCCTGCCTCTCCTGCCGGTCCCGGGTCTCCGGTTGGTCCCGTGTCTCCCGGACTCCCACGCTCTCCTGTCGGCCCAGTCGCACCGTCAACGCCCACATAGCCCGTCGGCCCGGTTGGTCCGGTCGCACCATCAACCCCCACATAGCCTGTGGGTCCTGTCGCTCCAACGTCACCGGTGGGTCCCGCAACTGTACTGTCCGCTCCTGTCGGTCCGGCTGTTCCTTGTGGGCCAGTGGGTCCAGCGGTTCCCTGAGGCCCGGTTGGCCCTGCAACTGTACTGTCCGCTCCCGTTGGCCCTGCTGTGCCCTGAGGTCCAGTGGGTCCAGCGGTTCCCTGGGGTCCAGTCGGCCCGGCTGTGCCTTGAGGTCCGGTTGGTCCTGCAACTGTACTGTCCGCTCCTGTGGGTCCTGCTGTTCCTTGAGGTCCAGTTGGTCCCGCGGTTCCTTGGGGTCCGGTCGGTCCTGCCGTGCCTTGGGGTCCAGTGGGCCCGGCTGTGCCTTGCGACCCCGTGTCTCCCGTGGGGCCCGCCGTTCCCTGAGGTCCGGTCGGCCCAGCTGTGCCCTGAGGGCCTGTGGGTCCTGCAACCGTACTGTCCGCTCCTGTCGGTCCTGCTGTTCCTTGAGGCCCAGTTGGTCCTGCCGTGCCTTGGGGGCCTGTGGGTCCTGCCGTGCCTTGCGGCCCTATGTCTCCAGTGGGTCCAGCGGTTCCCTGCGGGCCAGTCGGTCCTGCCGTGCCTTGGGGTCCGGTGGGTCCCGCAGTTCCCTGGGGTCCTGTCGGTCCTGCAACCGTACTGTCCGCTCCTGTCGGTCCTGCTGTTCCTTGGGGTCCTGTATCCCCAGTGGGTCCCGCTGTTCCCTGAGGTCCCGTCGGTCCTGCTGTGCCTTGAGGGCCTGTTGGGCCTGCTGTGCCTTGAGGTCCTGTGGGTCCTGCAACCGTACTCGCAGCTCCTGTGGGTCCTGCCGTTCCCTGAGGTCCAGTGGGCCCTGCTGTTCCCTGAGCTCCGGTTGGCCCAGCAACTGTACTGTCCGCGCCCGTGGGTCCGGCTGTCCCTTGAGGTCCGGTGGGTCCGGCTGTTCCCTGCGGTCCTGTATCTCCAGTGGGACCCGCTGTTCCTTGGGGTCCGGTGGGTCCTGCGGTTCCCTGAGGCCCAGTCGGTCCGGCTGTGCCTTGGGGTCCGGTGGGTCCAGCTGTGCCTTGGGGTCCTGTAGGCCCAGCAACCGTGCTGTTCGCTCCTGTGGGTCCTGCGGTTCCCTGCGGTCCTGTGGGACCCGCTGTTCCCTGGGGTCCTGTTGGTCCTGCGACCGTACTGTCCGCTCCTGTTGGTCCGGCTGTGCCTTGAGGGCCCGTCCATCCCGTCCAGCCTGTCCAGCCTGTGGGTCCAGCGGTTCCTTGTACGCCCTGGATGCCCTGGATGCCCTGCGGACCCGTCACTCCAGCCGCCCCCTCGGGACCCTCCGCTCCCTGAATGCCCTGAATGCCCTGCGGACCTGTCTGCCCCGTGGGTCCGGCTGTTCCTTGCGCACCCTGAATGCCCTGCGGACCTGTATCCCCTTGAATGCCCTGCGGACCTGAGGGTCCGGCCGTTCCTTGCACGCCCTGCACGCCCTGGGCTCCTGCAACACCTTGAACCCCCTGAGGACCTGTGGGGCCAGCTGTGCCTTGAATCCCTTCGATGCCCTGTGGACCTGTCCACCCCGTCCACCCCGTCCAGCCCGTGGGTCCTGTTGCGCCTGTATTCGTCGCAGTTCCTGCCGGACCGGTAGCTCCCGTTGCACCCGTCGCCCCTGTCGGACCTGTCGCCCCTGTCGCTCCCACGCTGACATAGGGGAGGAGAGTCCACGCTGTTGTCCCATCGCCAATCTTGAGACGGCCTGTGTTTGTTTCAACTCCGGGTTCCCCCGACAGGAGCGTGGGGTTGTTCAGGCTCCAGTTCGTCGAGGTGTCCCGTCGAAGCTGAAGCTTCTTCGCCACCGTCGGACAGGATGACATTGTATTTTAGTCGCATACATTTGTGCCCGAATCGCCGAAGTCAAGGATGTCCACACCAGAGCCATCGATGATATCGCACACATCGGACGTCGCATTGCCGGCATCCGCGATGTACTCCGGGGCAGGACAGACGTGCGGGACACCGCGAACACACCCAGTGCAGATGGCCGTCAAAAAATTCCACTCCAACGACCCGTTCGTGGACCCCTTGTGCCCCACTGTAAGGGTTGGGTTTGAGATGATGGCTCGGCGTCGAACTCCCTCAGTAAAAAGACCTGCATCTCGCGTCTGGGAGTGGAACGAGCGCGATTTGTGGGTCTGAACCGGAACCGGAAGCGGGCTGGGGGGAGGCGCGTCCTTGTTCAGGTAGAGTGTGTACGAATGATAGAGCACCACAAGGGCCAGGAGCCCAAGGGCAATGGCATTGAGCCCCATTGTCTACCGCTTAGATATCCTCCACATTCACTTCTCCCTCGTCCTCGCTGTCCTCCGCAATGATGATGCCTCCTTCCTCCTCCTCTGCACCTCCTGACATCTCTGTGAAGAACTTGGCATTCAGGTCCGGCTTCAGCTTGCGCAGCTTCGCTACTTGAGCTGCAGAGAAGACGGCAACAATCTCATGGGTTGTCTGCGCCAGTCCCGTCTCTGCGAGGACGACAAGCGCTCCCGGGTCCACCCAGACATCCTTCTTTCCGCGTCCACGCAGACCTCCCCGCATGGGAACGATTTGCGTGACCTCAACACCATGGTCGCCCTCGTATTCGTTGAACTCCTTCTTGACATAGAAGACCTCCATTCGTCCAGACCCCATACGACGCACGACGCGACCGACAAACACGCCATCCGTGTTTGTTCCATCGCGATAGTCCTCGAGGAGATTGTCAATGATTGTCCGGTTGTTCCTCGCCTTGGAGGACTCGGAATTGCTCTGAGACTTGTGCTTGGACCCGCCAGTGAGATTGCGAGGCATTGTGCTATCTCTTTGTCTTCCGCGTACGCTTCCGTTTTCCACCGAGACCGTGCGGAATTGGCTTCAGCAATCCGTGCATACGCTTCCAGCGCATTTCAAATCCATCCACTGGCGACGGATACTTCGCAGCGAGGGCCACAATCTCTTCGAGGTCCCCCTTGAGAAAGGGCGCCTTCATCAACGTCACATACCGCATCCAGTCCTTGAGCTCCTCTTCCTTGGCCTTCACTGTTGCCATTGTATACTCTCCACCAAACTTCACACCCCCCCTCGTCGACACTCGTTTGCCCCCTCCCTCGATTCTTGCAAAACGCTTGAGGGTATTTAAAGGACGTTGACCATTTACACGACCCGCCCTCTTCACGACGTCATCGAGAGACCATGAGTCCTCCTGGAGAGAGCCTCTTCGCCAATGTCATGCACTCCGGGGGTATCTCAAGACCCCCATGCGCACACTCAT